CGACATCGACTCCCTGGAGTTTGATGACGATGGGGGATGGATCATTAATGACTACATCCTTGGAGAGATCAGCCTGGTAGATCACCCGGCTAACTATGATGCAACATTGGATCTTTCTGTGGGACTTCCATCCCAGGTCAGAGAGTTGGCCCGTGAGTATGGTACTGTGGTGGCCTTAAAGAGCATAAGCTCCGGAAGGCTCCCCATTATCAAGGCTTCTTCGGAACCTGAAAGTTCTGTAGAAGAATCAATTGAGGAGGAGATTTCAGTGACAGCTAATATCGAACAGGCAGATCCGGAGTTGGATATCACCGTTGAGGAAGATTCCGAGTTGGATGTTACCATCGAAGAGGAAGCAGAACTCGAGGACGAGGTGATTGAGGACGAGGTGATTGAGGACGAGGAGTCTGACAAAACCGAAGAAGAAATGATTGAAGAAGTTACCACAGAGGAAGAGGAATCCGACTCTGTTGTGGACGAAGAGGCACAAACAAGCGTCGAGGAAAACATGCTCGATCTTATTGAGTCTTTGTCCGAGGAAGAACTCGAAGTTCTAACTCAGATGCTTATCAGCACAGACGAGAGTGGTTCAGAGGCTATCGAGGCGGAGACTACTGCTGAGCTAGATGTTGTACCTGAGGAGGAAGTTTCGGAAGAGTCCTCTGATGAGGTCGATGAGGTCACACTCCTTTCCGAGATTACTGCTTTGAAGGAAGAAGTTGTGTCCCTCAAGTCCGAACTTACTGACCTAAAGAAGATTGGTATGCGAAAGGGCTCTGCCCCCGAGGTCTCCGAACTTGGAGAACCCGAGGCGGAAGAGGAAACCCCAAGGGTGCCTGAGGTACGAAGCCTCAAGGACGCTGTTCGCCAGTACGCTCGATCTTCGAACAGGTACACCTCTTAAAAAACTTACTGGAGAATAAAATGAACTTCCAAACTAATCTCCGAAAAGCTTTGACCACTTCTGGTGCAGGGGCCGCACTTCTCCCCTACGACCTAGATCCTATGCTTCACGAGGAACTCCTAGACCTCCAGCCGTTGGCAACTCTTTTGGAGACCGTTCCAGCCGGTTCTAAGACCCACGAATACTCGGTGAGATCCAGCCATCCTGCCGCATGGTTCGAAGGGGAACTGACTCCGGCCAACGCACTTAACAGTGTGTATGCTCGCAAGACCGTTCAGACCAAGATTCAGAGAATCTGGGGTAGTGTTTCCGGTTTTGCACAGGCTATGGACGAAGCTTTTGTTGACGCCCTGGCCGCAGAGCTTGAGGGCTCTGTTGAAGGTATGGCAAATGTCCTGGAGTATGGTTCTATCTGGGGCACAAGCACAGATCAGGGCTTCACCGGGGATGCATACCAGTACAGCGGTATCGTAGCCAGCTTGTTTAACAACGCCGCCGCATCCAACGTCATCGACGCCTCCGGAACCGTAGTATCCCTGTCCTTCCTGGATCAGGCACTTGCCGCTGTAGCAGGTCATCGTGGCGTGAGAACAGATCCGTATGTTTGGTTGATGGGAATCCGAATGAAGCAGGTAGTTGACGGACTCCAGACCAAGGTACAGATTCCTCTTACCCAGATGGAACTTGAGGATGGAAAGATTGTCATGGCCGCATACGGTAACGTCCCGATCTTCGAGACAGATTACCTGACTCCCGCTTCGACAACCTCTTCTCCTTCAGACCTGGCCGCTACTGCCGCCGCAGGTGGAGCACTTGCTGACGATGAGTACTTCTACAGAATCGCCTCTGTAACCATCAGAGGGGAGCAGATCGCCTCTAACGAGGACTCCGCTACCACAGCAACCACCAACAACAGTGTCGATCTGACCTGGACAGCAGATGCTAACGCTTACCTTTACTTCATCTTCCGTGGTCTCGCCACAGGAGCCGACAACTTGCAGTTGCTCGACATTATTCCTGCCAAGACTTACGACTCTGCCGGTACCGTCAGCGGTACTGTTGCCACCTACTCCGATGAGGGAACAAAGACCCCTATCGCAAACATCAATCCTCTTTCCGCAGGAGAGCAGAACATCCTGATCGTGAACCGAAACCCGAGGAGAGGTGCCGCATTCGTAGGTAAGGTGGACGATATGGGCCGAGCAATCGACCAGTTGTTCAGCTTCGTGGAGTTGGCAAGAGTTAAGGACACCTTTGACTACATGGTTAAGGGATACCTGGCACTGAGACTGATTCACCCGAATCTCGCAGGTATGATCCGCAGGGTAACTCTAGTCTAACCTTTTCACCGCAACATCTTCATACTTAC